CGGGCAGCAGCACAGGCTCAACTGCCTGCATGGTCCCAATTAGCGCAACAGGTTAGCATGGCAACGTTTGGCGCTAGTGCGGCGGCTGGGTTTGCCGCTTGGAGCAGTAGCACGGCGGCAGGCATAGCACAGTCTACGGCATTGAGTAACGTCGGCAATTTAGGCGGCTCACTCAAAGGTGGCAACTTTGGCGCCATGTTTAGCAATAAGAGTATGCCGAAATTGGCCGAGGGTGGTCTTACCTATGGCGCTACCCTTGCGCAAATCGGTGAGGGCAAATATGAAGAGGCTGTATTGCCTTTATCTGATACAGTATTCGACCGATTAGGCGACGGAATCAACCGCGCCAATGGCGGCGCAGGTACTGGCGGCGATACTATCAACATCAATGCGATTGACGCCGAAAGCTTTGGCGGATTCCTCGAAAGCCGAGGCGGTAGAGCCTTACGTCAATTCCTTGTAAATCAAGATAGGGAATTCGTAGCAACAGCGGGGACGTGGTAACATGGCAGAATTATTGAAATTCCCTAAGATTATTTCATTGGGGTGGAAATCTCAAAAAATACAAAAATGGGATACTAAAATCAAGACAACTGGCTCGGGTAAGGTGCGGACCATGACAACGTGGAAATATCCGCAATATACGATTTCGACAGATTTCGAGGTACTAAAGCCAGCGGAATATAAGGAACTCATGGGGTTCTATTCTAAGACAAAGGGCGGTACAATTCCTTTCTTATGGTTAGACCCCGAGGACAATCAAGAGAAAGGCATACAACTCGGAACAGGTTCAGAGGGTTCATGGCAAGCCGTGAGAAAATTCGGCGACTTCCTCGAGCCTGTTTATCACGTCGAGGACTTGAAATTATACGCCAATGGCACGCCAATTCGTGCAGTTAGTGATAAAGGCGTTATAAAGTTAGCACAGGGCCAAACAGTAGCGCCGAACGCAGTTATAACCGCAGATTATACCTACTATTGGTTAGTGCGGTTTAGCGGCGATATGACGGCCGAGTACATTTTTACCGACGTTTATAAGTCGAAAACATTCAAATTGGTAACAACTCGATAGGGGGCAATCATGAAAGCAGTAAATGAGGCGCTAAGACAGCACCTAAACAATGATAAGTATTTCGTAAGTTGCGACCTCTACGAGTTGCGCTTACGCAGTGGTGTTTCTTACTATTGGGCCGATTCAGACGCGGACGTTTCCTATAATGGACAAGTCTATAAGAGTAACGGCCCTATTATCGTAAGGGACAAGATAACCACTAACAGCACTGTAAGCGTGGACAAGATGACTGTTAGTATTTCGACAAATGAACAGGATACAATAGGCGGCGTCCCTATTATGGCGGTGGCTCATAATGGTGGCTTTGACGGCGCTGAGATGACGCTACGCCGAGCGTTCTTTGACGAAAGCTATAAAATCATCGGCGTAGTTGGTTTATTTACTGGCTTATGTGAGGTTACGCAAGGCGGCGGCCTCACATTAAAGCTAAATGTAAAGTCAATCGTGCAAAAGCTCAATATCGAGTATCCTAACCGCCGTTATTATCCTCAATGCCCTTTCAGTGTGTACTCTAAAGAGTGTGGCGTTGATATTAAGCGATTTCGTAAGAGTGGCAAGGTTACAGGCCTCGGCAGCGGTGCCAATTCCATAAGAATAGATATTCCATTCGAGAATGGCTATTACACGGCTGGCGGTATAGATTGGCTCACTGGCCCAATGGCGGGGCAATCTACACAGATATTACAAAGCAATGACGGCGTAATTCTGTACATGAGCGCCCTTGAAGTAAGCCCAAGAGTTGGCGACCAATTCTATATATATGCTGGCTGCAATAAGACGCCTACAGAGTGCAAGAATAAATTCAATAATTGGGATAGAAACAGGGCAACGCCTTACGTTCCATTAAAGGAGAGCATACGATGACAGATATTAATGAACTAACAACAGGCGAGAAAATCGCCAATGCAGCTGTTAAATGGTTAGGCACACCATACGCCAATAATTCAATGGTTAAAGGTGTAGGCGTTGACTGTTCCCATTTATTGGTTGCTGCTGCTATCGATAGCGGCGTAATGTCCCCCGATAGAATACACATAGAAAAATACTCAAACGAATGGCATTTACACCATTCTGAGGAGAAATATCTAAAGTATATACAACAGGCAGCCGATGAGGTAAAAGAGGGCGCACCGCTCGAAATAGGCGACTTCCTACTATATCAATATGGCCGTTGCGTTTCTCACGGCGCCATCTATATAGGGAAAGGCCTTGTAATTCATGCGTTCGTTGGCTATGGCGTAATTATCTCGAAACTTGATGATGTACTATTTTTCGACAAAAAAGGCCGCTCACGATTGCGGGCAGTATATCGATACAGAGAGGAGCGTAAATAATGGGCTTTCTATTCCACAGAGGCAAGAACACAACCAGCCGCGCCGACATGATAGCCGATTTCCAAATCAATACGGCCTCTTATGGTGAGGTGGTCCCCGAAATATTGGGGACCACTCGGGTTAGTGGTAACATCATCGACTATGAGGATTTCACAGCACATGAACACAGCAGCACCACCCGAACAGGTAAGGGCGGCGGTGGTTCATCGCATACTGAAATTACTTACACATATACAGTGGCGGCAGCCATTGCATTATGTGAGGGGCCTATCGCTGGCGTTGGCAAGGTGTGGCGTGATAAGGAAATATATACTTATCCTAGTGAAAAAATCGAACTTACCTTATTTAATGGTGAGCAAGGGCAAGCGCCTTGGCCTTACATGGTATCTAAGCACCCAGACAAAGCACTACCATATAGCGGATTGGCTTACATGGCTGGTGTGGTTGATTTGGGCGAGCGTGGCAGCTTACCACAATACAACTTTGAAATTATGGGTAAACTCAGAGATACAGGCGACGGAATTGATGTAAACCCAGCGGACTATATCGAGCATGTACTGCAATCAGTCGGCGCAGATGTGCAAATTGAGGGGATTGAAAATTATCGGGCCTATTGTAGGGCTGCTGATATATTAATCAGCACACCACCCGACCAAAAGAGCGCCAAGGCTCAAAGTATTATCAATGATATAGCGGAGATTACGAACAGCCTTGTATTCTGGAGTACTGACCGCCTTAAAATCGTACCTCTAGCCGATAAACCTGTAGGCGATTGGACGCCAGAAAATCAAATTCAATATGACCTCACGGCCGATGATTTTATCGCAGGCACAGACGGGCAGCTTATCCTTTATAAGCGCAAGGATACGAGCGAGGCGTACAATGAGGCAACAGTCGAATTCATTAACCGCGCCAATAGCTACGAGAAAGAAACAGTATCTTTTGAAGTGGTGGCGGACGTGCAAAAGAATGGCCTTAAACCAGCCTCAAAGAAAACGGCTCATTATCTTTATACAAAGGCTAGAGCGCAGTACTATGCGGAACAATTAGCCATGAAACGGCTATATTCTAAAACGCAGTACACTTTTAGACTTGACTGGGCTTTTTGCACCCTTGAGGTTGGCGACCTTGTAACACTCACAGATGAGGCTTGTCAACTTAACAAGCAAATCGTAGTTATAACGGCAGTCAATGAGGCGGCTGACGGGCAGCTTGAATTCACGGCTGAGGGCAAGCCAGCAGGTACTTACGCACCAGCGCGCTATGATGTGCATGAAAACGAACGCCCTTTTGTGGATTACAATCAAGAGGCGCCGAGCGTTAATGATGTGGCAATATTCCAAACAGTTGGCGACGTTGGCGGTAATCAAGTATTTATCGGCGTCAATGCGCCGAGCGGTTGGGGTGGCTGTTCCGTGTGGCTATCTGATAATGATGAGAACTATGCAAGAGTAGGTTCTATCACGCAACAGGCTCGCATGGGGCGAACGCTTACCGCATTGTCTAACACGGGCGACGGCGTAAGCGTGAAACTTAATCAAGGCAGCATGAAAGGCGGCACGCACATCGACGCCGAACGTGCGAATACCCTATCATGGATTGACGGCGAGGCGTTGAGTTATGAGGGCGCGCAGCTACAAACCGACGGCAGCTATAAGCTGACTGGATTAGTACGCGGACAATATGCGACTATTCCAACAGACCACGCAAGCGGTGCGCGGTTCATTCGTATTGATGAGGCACTATATCGCCACGCTTACCGAAAGGAAGATATAGGGAAAACAGTATATTTGAAGTTTACCTCTATGAACCTGTTCGGCACGAATGAGCAAGGCCTTGATGAAGTGCAAGCCTACCCGTATAAGATAGTGCCTTACTATATCCCAGAGGTTAGCAATTTAGCGCTATATACTAAATACTACGAAATCGGCAACGGCGTATTATCCTTTGACGTGGTGGCTCAATTTGATGTGCCTCGTATCAATAGCCTTGATACAGTCGAATTGTGGTATAGAGAGAAAGGCGGCACATGGAAATACGGCGGCGCTGGTGAGGGTCTTATTACTGTTAGCGGGTGCGAACTCGGACACACCTATGATGTGAAAATTCAAGTAAAGGACACGCATGGCAATACATCGCAGGGCTTAACTAAAAGCATTACAGTTGAGATGAAAAGCGAAATACCGAATGCACCGCATGGGTTTTCTGTCTCGTTCGGCGACATGGCTCATTTTAATTGGCTTGAAGTTAGAAATGCCGATGTAGATTATTATGAAATCAGATTAGACCTCAGTGCAGGGCAAAATGACGGACTAATTGGCAGAAGTAATAACACCACATTCAGCACCCTATTAACGGAACGTACCGCCAAAGTGTATTGTATCGCTCATAACCCTGCTAAAGGATACGGCGCACCAGCTGAATTGACGTATAATATACCTATTCCAAAGCAACCGACCAAAGTCAAAGCAACGGCCAATATCAGCGGTATAGGCGTTACGTTTGAGCCGATTCCAGTAAACTGCAAGGGCGCCAACGTATACATTGATGATAATGTGTATTACATTACTACAAACGCTATAAACGTGCCGCTCGAGGCTGGCGTATATGCTGTACAAGTTGCCTATGTTGATATGTTCGGAGAGGGGCCACGCAGCAGCGCGGAAAATGTAGCTGTAAAAGCTAAAATCGATAAAACCCTACTAGACATGGAAAGTCTAGGCCTAGAGAGTATAGACAAGGCAGTAAATGACTTAAAAGGCGAAGTCGGAACAGTCAAGACAGCCGTCAATGGCATGGATAGCAAGATAATCGACCTTGGCAATGCGTACCAGCGAACTTTGAGCGATTATCAAAATAACGTAAATTCACAAATCACGCAGATTTCAAGCGGTATTGATTTGAAAGTAACGCAAGCTATCAATAATATAGACGGCGCTGAACTGGTGAGCCGTATCAATCTAAGCCCAGCAGGGACGCGCATTGACGGCAAATTATTGCATGTTACTGGCGAGGCCCTGTTCGATAACAATATCATCGCTAAAGGAATGATACAGGCTGGGGCTGTTACGGCCGATAAAATGCAGGTAGATAGCCTTTCATCTATTACCGCAACAATTGGTACATTGCGAACTAAGACGAGTGGCGCAAGGGTTGAAATTAGCGATGACTTAATTCAAGTATTTGATGAAAACAATCAGTTAAGGGTAAGGATAGGCATATGGGAATAAATAAAGCTGTTTTTGAACTATACGATAAAAAAGGGTCTTTAATATTAAGCCTAAACTCGACATTAACTCGATTTCTAGGCACGCACATAGTAACAGATTATAGCGGGGTGATTACTATTGAAAAACAAAAAAATGAGCAAATTTTTGCGTTCGCACCTGTTATCTCTTACGAACAAAACAGGCCATATATGGTGCAGCCTGTACAAATCTCTATCAAGGACAATCAAATCTTTTACTCAATTGATAACAAGGCCGCTGATTTGGTTAAAGAAAGGTACAAAATCATCTATGGAGTATATTAAAGTATCCAATAAAGAGGGGACAACTATTATCAATGATTCTTTTAAAAATTTAGCATTAAAAGAGGTTGTAACAACCCCTATACAAGGGGCATTCGGGTATAAGATATATAGTTATAATGAACCGCATTTTATAATCAACAAAAAGGAAGATGATTTGGTTTTTGTTGCTCCGAATGGGAAAGGCTCTTTTAACAAAGGGTTTATTTTGAAAAATACCAAGGGCGAAACCGAATTATTGACGCCAAGTTATCAAGAGGGCATATTTAATGGATATGGCGCATTTTCTGATATAAACGGCGTTTTAAACCCTGTTACAATGTGCGGAGTTAGACACTCACCATCAGCCCCTCATAGTTTTAAATGTTATGTATATTCAGATGAGTATAAAACAGGTAAACAAGGCCTTGAGGTTTTCAATAAAGAGCAGAAATTAATATTTTCATCTGAAAACAAGTATCTGAAAATAAAAAAATACATATATGAACCAGACGTTGTAAAAAAATATGTTACTTATACGCGCTGGGGGGTTGCTACCGCCGAGGGCGCAGATTACTACCCTCAACCATTCGACGGTGAAGACCCATACGGCTGGGAGATTAATTATACTGGAGTAATTGGCAATCATGTAGAAATTGCTAGATATACATTCGACAAGCCAATAGCGATATGCCCTATAAGCATTCCCTCATGTCAAGTCGGCGCCAGAAATGGTTCAATATTTTTTTATTTCGCATTTATTGATGAAAAAACTTTTGCAATTTATGCAGAAATAAATGTTGCGCACTCAAAATATAACCCAAATACAATATCGCCAGAAGAGTATAGTTTTGACGATGTATTATTTATTCCAGTTGGCAATAACAGAATGCTTGGCGTATTAGTTACAGAAATTGAATAGGCGAGGTACATATGAACTTTATAAGAAATGAGCCAGAGACATTACACATCGGCGCGGACTATCGTAGAGGTTACGAGGTCAGTGCCGATTTTGATTTAAGCAACTGCACGGCGGTTATGAAAGTGCGGAGCCTACAAGGCAAGCTATTGGCCGAGGCTGAATGTGTAATTCATGAGAATATTGTGTACTGCACAATCACCGCCGAGGCAACTAAGAACATAGGCCGCAATTATAGGAGCGGTCAATATGATGTGTTCCTTATTCATGGGAACGATACCACTAAAATCGTAATGGGTGATATGAAATTCATTCATGATATTTCAGCACATTAGGGGGTGCAATTATGGAAGATACAAAAAACTTTGAACTGGTAAACATTCAAGCAAGGGTTCCGAAAGTGATTGACATTACAATTCCGGGAACGCAAGGCGTACAAGGAAAGCAAGGAAATCAAGGGCCACAAGGACCACAGGGCGAACAAGGGCCAAGAGGTGAGCAAGGTCCTAAAGGTGATAAAGGCGACCCATTCACCTATGCAGATTTCACAGCCGAACAGTTAGAGGCCCTAAAAGGCCCTAAAGGTGATAAAGGTGAAGACGGGCTAAGTGCGTTTAATATCGCTCAATTAAACGGATTTGAAGGTACATATGTTGAGTGGCTAAAATCGTTAAAAGGTAAGGACGGCGCAAGTGCCACAGCCGACAACGCTCATCAGTTGTTGCTGCAAGGTAACGTATGGTGCGAAAGTGCCAGCGTTGACGATGTACTCACAGCCATGATTGGAAACATTGGCAAGCCGTTCCCTCGGACTGAATTTAAGCCGTTGACTATTCCGAGCGCATTACAAGGTCAACAGGTGGTAGCAGTTACAGGCGAACCGCATTACAGCGTTAAGGTAGTTGGTAATGATACACCTTTCACGCTAGACAGTACTGGGGCTTGTACTATTACAATTCCACCTCTAGGCGAAGATGATATAAATCTCACCTATCACAATTTTACGGGTGAGAAAGTAGCAGAATACAAAATCGCTGGTGTTCAGACAGGTGCAGTTGCTGATGAAGAATACGAAGAAAATGGTATTGTGTACAAACTCTATGGGAATATTTTGAAAATGAATATTTCAAATAACACAGTTAATGGCAATTTCAAAGACAACCCTAAGAATTGGGACGTTACGCAAAAGGTAATTTACGCCAATAAGCCTACAACGCTTAATTTAGGAGATAACTGGAACGCATACGGCCCTTACTATGTAGAAACACCTGAAAATATAACATTTAAAGGATTTAACAGCAATATGCGACTAACCATAGTTACATCAACACAGGGTACCAAAACGCTGGTCTTTAATCGGAATGTCTTTGAATGGGACGTGGCTAACAGTCGCTACATCAACACAGGGCACATCAACGATAGATTATAATTAACCAAACCACAGGGAGAACACATGCAAGAATTAACGAATTTCATGAGCAAGGCGTGGCGGACGTTGACGGATTCGTTCGTGCTTAAGGCCTTGCTTGCCGTAATCGCTGATGTGGCAATATATATGATTGGCTTGAAACATGTGCAGGTGCTTGGGATATTCATATTACTGGTATTCCTAGACCTCATCACGAAATGGGCGGCTATATCGTATCAAATGCTTATTGATATGGGGGCAAATGCTGACAATCTCACGGCATTAGACAAATATATAGCGATTCCAGCTGCATGGGGTAAAGGATTAATATCCTCAAAGCATATGCGCAAGCCTTTCATTACAAAAGTTTTAACATATTGCCTAGCCACAGGCGCCGCATGGTGCTTTGATTATATGGCAGGGGCTTATGCGTTCGCCGTCAATATCGTATGGCTGTATCTCGGCTCAGTTGAATTATTGAGCATACTCGAGAATATGCGAGACGGCGGAAATACTACCATATCGGGCTTGCTGGACGTGGTTCATGCAAGAGTGGATATGATACTCAAAAAATAATATAGTGTTGTTTGTGCCACGCTCACATATATGGGCGTGGCTTTTATATTTAATAAATAAAGAGGTGCATACAATGAAAATTGGTACATATTTCGATGATTACGAATTCGCTTGTAAGTGTGGCCGTCATGGATACGATAGCGACGGACGCCCTATTTTAGACCATATCATTGATAAAAGGCTCGTTGATGTATTAGACGCTATCCGCGAACGTATCGGACAACCTATTGAAGTGTTGAGCGGTTATCGTTGCCCTATCCATAATGAGGAAGTAGGGGGCGTGGCAGATTCTCAACATGTAGTAGGCACAGCGGCCGATATTACTTATGACGGCATTAACGTTGACTACCTCGCCGAAGTGGCCGAGGAATGTGGTGCCGACGGGATTGGGCGATATTATAATCAAGATTTTGTTCATGTTGATGTGCGTGGTTGGGCTGCTCGTTGGACAGACCAAGACTAATATAGGGGGCGTGTGATGTATGAAATTATCAAGAACAAAATTGTACATGCGGTTACTATTCGGCGCGTTGTTTATGGTATTCTTGGCATTTTGCTCGTCTATCTCATTGGCAGCCTCGCCAGCGGATACTTTGAAACAAGAGCCGACTATAAACGTACCTTTGAGCAGCTGGAACGAACTCAAAGGGCGCTTGACGATAGCAGAAAACTCAATCAACAACTCAAAGCAAGCATTGCAGCAAGCCAACAACTTAACAGCGACGCAGGGCGACGAATTGAGCAGGCTCAAGACTATCAACGAGAAACAGGGGCAAGCGTTGAGCGACTTGAAACAAATCAACGAGAAACAAGCGCAAGAATTGGCGAGGGCCTCGAACATCTCGACGCAGCAAGAGGAGAAATTGATAGAGGCCTCAAACTCATTGGACGAATTGAGAGAGCAAATCAAACGCAACAAGAGAACCGAGCAACGCCTTAAACGGCAACGCACGATATGGGGCGTAGTGGCTGGCGTGGTTACAGTTGCGGCAGCTGTTAAATAATGCGGGGGTGGTCCTATTATCTTCCTACCATACGAGGGCGGACGTATGGGAACTTGTTCCAAAATGGAACGAGTTATAAACTAATATTTTATAACTGAAATGCATAAAAGGCCTATCGTGCTAGTATTAAAAGTACTATCGCGGTAGGCCCCTTTTTTTATTTTGCCTATTTTCAAAAGAATATCAAAAGAATGTAGAAAATCGTCAAAAGATTATCAAAAGAATGGCAAAAGATTGCAAATAAACCCTTGCATATATCTTGAATATATGATATTATATAATCAAAGGTAAGGTAATAAAGCTTACCAGTTGTTAAAAGAAAGGAAACCACACACCATGAAAATTTTAATGACAGAAGATTTCACAGCAACATTACAAGATAATCAAAAGGATTTCTTGAAACTCATGTTTGACGGCGCACTAAGCGCGGCACATTCAGCGGCTGCACAATATCGAGTATACAAAGACGAAATCGATAAACTTGATTTTGTAGCCAACATGAAAGCAGTGTTCAATTACCAAAATCTAGGCGGTATTGAATCAAATCCGCTACTTGATGACCTAACTGAAATGTATTCAAATATCATGAATGCAGCTGCTGACAGATAACAAAATAAGGCCCCTACTATAGGGGCCAATAAAATAATACATTATATACATTCAAGAGGTGATAATATTATGAGTAATAAAAACCAATGGGGCGGCGCTCGTAAAGGAGCGGGGGCGCCTGTTACAGTTGGCGAAGAGGGACGCCGTAAGCCTCGAGCCATTCAAATGAATAACGATGAATATGCAGCGCTAAAAGCTGCAGCAGAAAAAGCAGGAATGAGCATATCCGAATACGCAAGAATGAAACTATTTAATAAGGGGTACGATATTATGGAATTATTAATAAATGGCGAAAATGTAAAATGCACGCTTGTTTATGAATTGCCGAATAAAGACGTTATCGACTATGAGCCAATTTCAAGAGAGGCAACAGACGCAGAAAACAATTATTACAGTGTAACAAAGGTAACTTTCACGAATGGCGATTGTGAATATATGGCCGAACGTCTTTATAATTTGAGCGATGATAAAGAATATAAAGAACTAACAGACCATATATATGATTAGTTGTAAAAAAGTACTTGCATTCTATTTGATTATATGTTATCATATAATCAAAGGTAAGACATAACAGTAATGAAAGGGGATTACAATCATGTTAGAAATTATCAACCAATACGCACCAGTTAAAAAACACCTTGCAACAGTCGAAACACCTTACGAGGCACTATCTTATATCGTTGATTTATCCGCAAATACAATGGACGTGGACACCATTATAGATGACCCAGAATGCGGCTTGATTGAAGATATGCCCGAACTCATCGAACAAGTAAAGAACGGCCTTGAAGTGTTGATGAACGCCGACGGAGAATATGCTGTATTTAACCCTAAAGAATTAACAGTTGATACAGTCAACACATTACTCTATGATGTGCGCATGAGTGATTATAAGGTTATCGAGGTAGAATAAGACGGATAGGATAAAGCGAACCGCCTATATAAAAGTGGTTCGCTTTATTGTATGAGTTGCCCACCAATATGCTAAAATGCGAACCGCTTGCAGATTGCTCAGAGAATTCTGGCAATTCACTCTTATAATTAAATACGATTTCAACCCTATCACTATGTATGGTTACGTTTTTGATAAAAGTATCAAGAATACGCGAACGGCCTGCTTTTGTGGTAGGGTTTTCGTTTGCCATTCTTTCAAGAAAGTACTCGATATGTTCGGCTGTAAATTTGATAGGGGGTATTACGCTTTCATGGTTCGCTTTTTGCTCGAGTAGGTCTTGACGTTCTTTTTCTAGCGTTTCGATTTCAGCTTTTAAACGTTCATTTATAAACCCCTGTTTAATGGCTGTCATACAGTTATTTAATTCTGTATCAATGGCCTTTATTTTGCCATGTATGCCCTGTATGGCCGTTTTAGCCTCTTGGGCGGTATGATTATATCCATTCATTACTAAATCGACTATACGAGCGATAATTTGGGGTTGTTTTAGGATTTCAAGCGTTCTATTTATGACTAAATCTTCTAACTCATCGCGGCGTATGTTTGGCGCGCTGCATGTGTGATATTTGCGGCGGTTGGTGCATACATAATAATGATGTTTCTCGCCGTTGCGTGATGTAGCAGTAGACCCCATATAATGCCCGCCACATTGGCCGCATATCAAGCGACCACATAAATTATACATTTCACTTCTCCGTCCTTTATTCTTAATTCTAGTAGGTAGTATCCGCTGCACCTCATCGAATACATCACGGGCGATAATAGGCGGGATAGAATCCTCGATTCTAATATCGCCCCATTGATACACGCCGATATATTTCTCATTGCTCAATATATTGCGTATAACGCTATACGAAATCTTGCCGCCTCGTTTAGTTGTATATCCTTTACTATGCAAAATATCCGCTATTTTAGCCAGTGAGTACTGTTTTAGATACAAGTCATATATTAACCTTACCGCTTTGGCCTCGTGAGCGTTCACGGCTAAATGGTGGCTTTCTGTTAAATCGTAGCCAAGAGGAACAGCCGAGCCGTTCATCTTGCCTTTAAGTGCGTTTTCAGTCATGCCGCGCTTGACCTTTTGCGATAACTCAACGGAATAATACTCAGCCATACCCTCGAGCATACTTTCTAAAATGATACCAGCTGGCTCGTTGGTGATGTGTTCCTTGGCGCTTAATACCCTAACCCCATTACGGCGTAATATGCCTTTATATTTGGCGCTATCCTCACGGCTACGGCTGAATCTATCCAACTGATAGACAATAACATAGTTAAATGTTTGATTGCTGCTATCGCGTATCATCTGTAAGAATTCTGGGCGGTTATCTGTTCGAGCAGATAAAGCCTTATCTGTATATATTTTAGTGATAAGAATGCCCTCACGTTGAGCGTATTCGGTGCATTCTCGTATTTGCCCCTCTATGGATTCGTCCCGTTGTTTATCGGACGAGTAGCGTGCGTATATCACGCCTGTTTGTAAGTCTGTAGTGTTCATTGTGTGATTTCCTTTCAAATTGTATAAGTATAGCCCCCTTGATAGGGGGCTTTTTTTATTTCTTATGCTTACTATTATATTTTGCTTGTGCCTCGGCCATTTTGCCACTTTGAACGGCGAAATTGAAAGCATATATTGCTGTTTTATATTCGTCGGAACCCTCGACGATTGGAACTATAGGCGTAGGCGTGATTGTGCCACCTATCACATAATCAGCGTTGCGCGCGAAGTTTGTCTCTCTATCTACTTGATAGAGTACGGCGTAAGGTTTGCCCGAGCCGTGCGGGTCAAGAATATAATGAAAATGGTTTAACTTCCATGTAGTATATGGCTTGCTCGGGTCATCTTGACTTGTGTATAAGAGTATTTCAACACTCCCGCCGTCATAATTCTTTACATCTAAATCAGCCCGCACGCTAACATTTACGCCTTTGGCCGTAGTGTAAGCTGGTACAAATGGCGCGTTTGGATTATGTGCCATTACTGGAATTGATAAAAATGAGCATAATGCAGCCGCAATAATTAACTTTTTCATACTAATCCCCCCAATAGTATATATTTATTTTCCTTTCAAAAACGCCTCTATAAGTGCCTTAATGGTGGCCCGTTCATCATCGGTGATGATATGAGTACCATATGATAATACATTATCACGCTCGAGAATAGCCTTTAAATTAACCCCGTCGGAACTTTCTACATTTAGCAATGTAGAGGGTTCCTTTTTTAGTTGCGGTATTTCTAGCTGCTGGATAACGTCCTTTTTCAATGCACAAGCTACATATAAATCGTCAATAGCCTCGTCATCGTACATGGATAAGTCAATATCGGCGCCGCATTGATGTATAAAGTCTATCTTTTGTTGACGCATAGCGTCGAAATCGTTGACCTCACCAGTTAAGTAATACACCGATACACCGAAATAGTCGGCGATTGTTTTTAATTTATCTAATTTAGGCGATGAACGGCCCTTTTTCCAATCTGTAAGCGACGCGGTGGATATTCCTGTATCCTTTCCAAGCTTGTAAGCACTGATATTTTCTCTCTTTATAAGGCTTTCTATTCGTTCCCAAACAATATTTTTACTCATTGTTAATTTCCTATTTAAAATTTTTATGAACGCTTAATTTGACTAACTCGTAAATGTGAGATATTATGTAATCACAAGGTAGCTAACAAATACGAGATAAACTAACAAATACATAAATTCGTATTTATTAGCTAACATATATTAATTAATTCCAATATATCAGAAAAGAGGTGATTTTACAATATGTATGAAAAAATCGACAAGCTATTAAAAGATAACAACATTACACCTTATAGAATGTGCAAGGTGCTTGGCATTAAAACATCATCTATGACGGCGTGGAAACAAGGCAAATATAAGCCAAGCGTAGATAACTTGAAAAAGATTGCTGATTTCTTTGGGACTACAATTGATTATTTCTTATAGAAAGGAAACCACACACAATATGAATTTAATTCCAATCAACGTAAACCAAAACGATGAGCAGTATGTAAGTGGCAGAGATTTACATATGTTCCTAGAAATTAATACACCATATAGTAAATGGTTTAATCGCATGTGTGAGTATGGATTTGTTGAAAATACAGACTATATCACGGCGGACAAAAAAGTCTTTCGTAGCGACGGGACTGAAATGCCACAAACTCAATTCGAGCATAGTCTAACAATCGAAATGGCGAAACAGCTTTGTATGCTTGCAAGAAATGACAAAGGCCGAGAGGCTAGAGAGTACTTTATCGCAGTAGAAAAAGACTGGAACAGCCCAGAAAAAGTCATGAGCCGAGCCTTGAAGATTGCCAATAATGTAATCAACGAGCAAAAGGCGCTTATCGCTCAACAAGAGCAGCAAATTGCAGAATTTCAACCAGTAAGAGATTACGTTGACGAAATTCTAAGCAGCACCAGCACGCTAACAACTACGCAAGTCGCTGCTGATTATGATTTATCAGCCAGAGCCTTAAATCAGATTTTATATGAGGCAAAAATCCAGCGGAATGTAAACGGACAATGGATATTGTATAAATCCGAAATGGGTAAAGGATACACAAAATCGGAAACGTTTACATTTACACGAAATGACGGCCGACTTGATTCCAAAATTCAAACGAAATGGACGCAAAAAGGGCGTTTACGAATTCATGAAATCCTAACCGCTAAAGGTATTGATGCGGTATGCAAGGGCGTGATGTGATGACGCTGTTCATTGACGAAATACACAAATTTTATAGCAACCCTCAAAACGTGAAAGCTTTTGAAGAATGGAGAAAGAAAAAACATGAAAACAAGAACGCAGCAACTAAAGAAAGCTCACAAATTAATGGGCTGGGTGTACGGCGACATTCTAAGCCAGCTAGTATATCACTTTAAAGAAAGGAAATAGCAACAATGATGACACAACAAAAACCACGGCGCAGACGCAGACGTGTAAAGAAAAACAGAATGAAACTTATTGATATTATAGGCGTTATTGGCTGGGTAGCGTTGATATATGCGGCCGTGGTGCTTTGGTTAGTTTAGAGGTGAAACGATGAATTTTATTATTGAATGTTTAATGATTGCAGGTATATTAACCGCATGGGGATTATTAATGGTAGGAGTAGGAGCATTAGTTTCTAACCCAGTTGTTCCAGTTGTTATGGCAGTAGGTGGTGCAACTATTGCAGGTATTTCATTAATTATATGGGGGGTTACTAAAGCATTAACACCATA